CCAGTTCTGGTTCTGCCGCAACCCTGGTCTTGCGCTCCCGTTGATCGCCCTCCAGTACCACGAGGTCCGCATCAACTTGATCTTCAACGACCTCAAGAACCTCTGCTGGGAGACATCTCCCCAGCTCTCCAACACGCACACCATCCGTGACCGTGTTGCCAACGCCAACCTTGTCGCCGCTTCCCTCTATGTCGACTACATCTACCTCGACACGGATGAGCGCCGCAAGTTCGCTCAGGTCTCCCACGAGTACCTGATCGACGTTCTCCAGTTCACTGGACAGGAGTCAATCACCTCAAGCTCCAACAAGCTCAAGTTGAACTTCAACCACCCGTGCAAGGAGCTCATCTGGGTTGTCCAGCGCGACTCCTACACGGACTGCGCCGATGCCACCATCAACCCTTGGAAGGGACAGCAGCCGTTCAACTTCTCAGACTGGTGGGACAGATCCGTCCTCGAGTCTGGCTACTCAGTCACCCGCGTTGAGGGCATGGGTGGCAAGAACCCCGTCGTCACTGCGCTCCTCCAGCTCAACGGTCACGATCGGTTCCAGGTTCGCGAGGGACGCTACTTCAACGAGGTCCAGCCTTACCAGCACCACACCAACATCCCCGCCGTCGGTATCAACGTCTACTCATTCGCCCTCCAGCCTGAGCAGCACCAACCCAGCGGCACCTGCAACTTGTCCCGCATTGATAACACCACGCTCCTCCTCACGGTCTCCAACAACGCTGTTGGCACTGTCACGACCTCATCCGTGTATGTCTATGCGACAAACTACAACGTCCTCCGTATCATGTCTGGCATGGGTGGACTTGCCTACTCCAACTAAGCAGGTTGTTGGTTCATATAGTTATTACGTATTGATTGTATAATTAATATGTAAATTTAAATACCTTATAATGATATATTGATATATCATTACAAGGTAAAAATATCCCATTGTGTAATGGCTACTAAATTCCAAATGTGCTTCGCGTATCCGTAAAGAGTTTGGAGACTTGTGCTGCTGAAAGAGCAGTATTATAAAATCGTATGAGACCAATTGAACCTTTTAAGAATTTTGATGGTGGGTCGGGGGACGGCTCTATTCTCTGTGCGATACCGACATCACTTGTATTGCTCACAGTGCCAAGAGATGCTAAACTCGTCGTAGCTGAAGAAGCACCGTTTTTATATCCTGTTAGAACATCAGTTGTAAAATTAAAGACACCTACAACATGAACCCAAGTATTTGTAGATACAGTTGAAAGACTTACACTCACAAAATTTGTTCCATCCCACACGGCAATAAGAGCAGTTGTATCACTTTCTTTATATCTAATCACAAATGGATAGCGTGATTGATTTGATGAATTCCACTTCTCTACAACAGCTGGTGTATCACCTACTGTACCTTCTTGACCAGACGAAGGATTAAACCATACTTCAACTGAATAGGTATCTGTGTTATTAAAATTGTTAATTCCATCACTACTTGCTATGCTTCCATATTGGTCAGTTCCATTAAAGGTGTATCCGAGCGAAGAACTATAAGTTGGAGTTCCAGTCATTGTCCCATTTAGACTTCCCACTGAATCTGACCAAGTTGATGTTGTGCCATTTGTAGGTAGATAGGCTGCTACGGGGTCCGGGATAACGACAGGAGCAGGAGTTGGTTGAGATCCCGCCGCTAAAATATTTGCTCTTTCTTCAGGAGTCATAAAAAAAGCGCCTTCTTTCATTGGGAGTATCGCCGAGGAAGAATGGACACCTGCACTTCCTGAGACTAAATCAATATGATTTGTTTCTCCTTGTGTAAAGGATTGTTCTTTTAAAATACGATGCGCATACAAGATACGCCTTTGAATTCTATAAAGAAGATCCGAGGAATTTGTTCTAGGTATAATGGGCATCTCTTATTATACATGCTATTTAAGAGTTTTGGGGCGGAAATAGCAAAATTGAAATCCTCCCTCCACTTAAAATCCATAAAATAAAAAATGGGACAGTATTACTATCCGATTCTTCTGGACAAGGACGGCAAGATCATGGCATGGACCGCGGCGTATGAATATGGAAACGGGCTCAAGCTGACAGAGCATTCATATCTAGAAAACAAATTTGTACAGGCATTTGAGTTTCTCTTGGCGCCCGATCAACAATATCATAAGACCCGCGTTGTCTGGGCAGGCGATTATGCTGATGTCGAGCCAAATTCTGAAGAACAAAATTTTATAAAGGTAATTCAGTTATGCTCAAGACCTCCTCAAAAGAACCCCGTTGTTTGTGAGGAATCTGAGAATAAAAATCTTTACTATATGTGCGAAGAAACGGAGAAGATTCATCCTGAGTATTTATGCAGCACAGCGCAGTATCCTTACATTGTAAATCACACGAAGAAGCAGTTTGTTGATAAGCGCAAGAATATTGATACGCGCTACGGAGCACTTGGACTCCATCCTTTGCCTTTGCTTACCTGCGAAGGAAATGGACGCGGTGGTGGGGATTATCATGGGGAGAGCCCGCTTATTGGTCTCTGGGCGCGCGATGTCATCTCAATTGAGAAGAACAAGCCACTGGATTGTGTAGAGATTGTCTTTGATTTGAAGGAGCAGCTCTAATTGCGCCGAGACCGCGTCTTCTTTGAACGCCGTTTAGAGCGCCGCGTGCCACCACGATATCCGCTCTGAATTCTAAGAGAAATAATCAGTCTCGATCCGTTACGAAGACCATAATCAGATAGAGCACGATCATCATCCAATGTCTTTTTTCCTGCGAGATGAAAAGCAGGATAGACCAAATCAAACTTTACATCATACTGGAAAAAATATTGTATTATCTTTTTTAATTCGAATACTGGCATACGTATATCGACAAAAATCCTCTTATCTTTATTTGCCGCCGCTGACATGGATCCAAGTTTTATCTCTCTTACAAACTGACCTACATACAAACGAATGAGATCGCGAATGTTCTTCGCGCGGCGAGTTGTAGGAGGATTTTCTCTTGTAACTTCTCGTTCAGATGGAGAAAGACCTACAGAGGTACGCCACGCCATATTTGCGTTGTTTTCTGCTTTTATCTTTGCTGCATAACGATTCGCGATCGCCTGTTGTTCAGCTCTTTGGATAGCTCGATTCTCTTCTCTCATCTCCTGTCGGATGCGACCGAGAGTGGGAGTACTATTTCCGTATTGATTTTCATAGGATCCATAGCTATAAGGTGAGTTAGACGCATTCCGATAAGCGGCGTCAGACTTTAGTTCATCGTATAATTCTTCTGACATTACGTTGATCATATGTCCATTGTTATCAGGTAAAAACCACGCACCAACTTCTAGAAGCATCTGTACAATCTTTTCGAGATTACCTTCTTTATAAATAGCATCTTTATAATATCCAAGTGCTGTGACACCATCGTGATCCTGTATATTTACATTGGCACCGTTATCAAGCAAGAATTCAACAATATCTTCTTTTCCTCTCGCGACAGCCTCCATAAGTAAAGTTGACCCTTGATAATTATCCTGCTCGTTTATATCACGACCATTTTCAATAGCTGCTCGCACCGTTTCTAAAGTAAAATTTCGCATAAGATTTACTGGAGCTTCAGGTAATCTCCATCCAGCTGCTGAACGTCCCGCGGCGGGTGGGGGTGTTGAGCTCATTTATTCTAGCCGTATATTTTAAGTGCTCTACATAGAATGCTACTCGGTGATATTACAAATCCAGAGGATGCCAAAGACTGGTGGTATATTTTAGTCGCGATCTTGATCGTGGATATTGTAGTTATTTTCTTGGCGAAGTATCTTCCCGATATTCTTGGTATTTCAATTAATCAATGGTATGAACGCTTCGGCTTGAACGCGGTCATTTCAGATGTTTTCATCATTGCGCTCGGTTTTTTTATGGCTCGCTACGCTTACACGTATTTCATGCCCGCGAGTTATGGCTTCAACTTATGGTACTTCTTAGCAATCTTGGTTTTAGTCCAACTTATTCATGATATTTTCTTTTATCTAGTGATTATCAAGCCGATTCCTCAAGGACACAACCGTATGATTGACGTTTTCAAACGGTATTCAAGCGGCGGCGTAAAGATTCTCTTGAGTGACGCAGCAATGATGATCGCATCAGCGCTAATTGCGATGTATTTGAAGGAAGCTGGTCCAGAAACATATGCGGGTGTCTCTCTTCTCACGATCTACACTTTACCTTACATCTTGGAAACGAAAAATAAGTTTTCTGAGTTTTAAAGTGAAGATTTATAGAATGTAGAATAAAGTAGAGTATGAAAAAATATTTAATTACACGAATTTTAGGAAATGATTTACCAACTTTACATGGGAAAAATCAAACAATTGATAATCTTTTATTTACTATCATAAATGAAAGAAAATTCGATAATACTGATACACTATATATATTGAATAGAATAATCGATCCAAAAAAAAGGAGAGATTTGATTGATCTATTAAATAAATATAGTATTGCGTTTATTGAAATAGAATTCGATTATAATGAATATAAAAAAATACCTGATATTGATGAGAAAACAAAAGATCTACTTGAAACTTTATTAATTCAATCAAATAGTACAGATATACCTAAGTATAAAATACTTTCCTTAGCTTTGTCAAATCATAGACTATATTGTATGAATATAAACATGGCAAGAAATTATTGTATTGAATACGGGAAAAAAAACGGATATGAGTGGATATTTGTTTTAGATTCAAATCATTTTTTTACAGAGACACTGTATAATGATATTATTAATAATATTAAAAAGGATACAGAATATATAACAATTCCTCAAAAAAGACTATCGGATGCTAAACTTGAGAATGAAAGTATATTAACATCACCAGAAAAAATAAAAAATATCCCAGCCCAAGAACATCAGCTTGCTTTTAAAAATACATCGACATATCTATTTAATGAGCAAATACCTTATGGTTCAATGGACAAGGGAGAAATGCTTAATGCATTAGGCGTACCTGGGAAATGGAATGGTTGGAATAATGATCTTGAAATATTAAATATAAAACCGCGCCATTTTCTTGATATACGCTATCAAACATTATCATCAGTTATACGTTTACATCCACAATCAGAAAATAATTCAATCGAAAAAAACTGGATACACAGAATCTTAGATACCTATAGAATTATGAAGAATATTTAATAAATATGCCTTCAATCGTATATGGCGGTCTAAGATATACACAAACAAGGCATGCGATCTATTGTAAGAAATGTAAGGAAACTATCGAAAGCAAACATGTACATGATTTCAAAATGTGTTCCTGTGGTGCAGTAGGAATTGATGGAGGAATTTCTGCTGGAAATCGCATATTAGGAGATCTATCGGATATGGAAAACAGAAGTATGTATTGTGCCATCGTTGAGAAAAAAAAGATATGGTTACCAGCTAACGTTATTGAAGAGCATTTTGCCCAATAGTTTTGTTAAAATCTTTCTTAGCTTCCTCTAGAATTTTTGCGTCTTTATTACATTCCTCCCATTTACCACACTCATAAGTAATCTGCTCTGTAGGGCGATTA